ATATTGCACTTAACGAATGCAAAGTTCATAGCCTAAAGGTTCAATACGTCATAACTGATAAGACCAAACCCCGGAACGAGAAAGTCACAGAAACTATTTCGGAAGAATTGGCTCTCAAAGAATACTTTAAGAATAGCCCGGAACGGGATGAATTAATATGCGAAGGAATGGAGATTGTTAGAAAGGTAAACGGAAATGGATAAGACCCTGATTGTTAGCCTACACGGAATACGGACGAAGCAGGAAGACCCTAAAGAGTGGCAACTTCTGTTTGATAATTGGCTCAGGGAGAATTATTCTAAAGAAATCGAGGATGGTACACTAGTTCACTTGCCGTTTAGCTACGGAGTGGTTAGTGTATTTCGCTTTTTGACGATTGGATTTTTTACTTGGTTGCGTATGACCCCAGTGGTGAATCACATAGCCATCAGCAAATTTACCAAATTTTTAACTGATACCATCCCGGCGTATCCGGGTTACAACTTACATATTGTGTCTCATTCTTTTGGCACGTGGGTTTCACATGAAACGTTGAAGAACAATCCCACTATTCGTCCAAAGAGTATCCATTTAATCGGTGGGATTATCTCGGCTCATATAAGAAATAATTGGCTCGACGAATTGTTAATGACCAAGCAGATTCAAAAGTGCATTATTTGGTCAAGTCATTCAGATGGGGTAGTTCGATTTGCAACGCCTCCTTATGGGCATATTGGTTACTGGGGTGCAATCACTGAGAATGACAAAGATCGGATAAAACCACCTTGGCAACCATTCACCCATTTGTCGTTATTTAATCGGGCTACTAGTTTTGGGCATTCAGATTATTTTATTCCTGAAACGTTTCATACTATAATGGGAGATATTCTAAACGGCCATGAGTAAGAAGAAAGAGGAGCCAAAGATTCGTCGGACGTGGAATATCAATCCGAAGACTCAGATCACTCCGAATAAAAAGTCTAAGGCTCCGATTGACGATTTATGTGATAACTGTGACGGTACCGGAACTATACGAAATTCTCTTGATGAAGGTGGTGCCCGAACTGACTGTCAAATTTGCGAAGGAACGGGATTAAAATGAGTCCGGTTTATTTGAATGCTATTATAACACTTTGGTTAACTGGTAAACTTAAAGATTACGAAGTTTCTATGTTTGACGGTTGCAGCTATTTTAGTGACGAGAATCCTGCAAGTTACACAGTAGTATACAACATTAAAAATGCTTATCGTCAAGTAACGGGAAGGGAACTATAATGGGAATAGAATATGAAGCGTGTCCAAATTGCGGAAGCCGAGTAATAGAAAAGGTTGATCGCATAACTCGTATCGTTGTTAAATGCGGGGGAGAATGCAGTCAGATAATTGATAGCTACCCGAAAGAAGAACAGCAATGAACATTGCAACCTTACGATGGATTGTATTTAGTTTCTTTTGGCTTTCAGTAATCTTTCCGGGTTATCTTACTCTTAGATTACACTTACCAGAATGCCTGTGGCTGTACGCACCCATTCTGGCATTTTGGACAAATTTTATTTACGATCAAGTAGACGAAATGAATCTTAGGAAACCTAATGTCTAATCACGAAGCGAAAGATTTTGTTGAATCCGTAGACGTTATTATGGCGTTCCAACGCACTAAGTTTACGGACAAACACGCTTGTATTCGTCATGTTGTCAAGAGGCCAGACGATATTGAACTGGACATTGCGTGTTTAGAAGCCAAGCTAAAAGTTCTTGGTGGAGAATGGAGAATCCATAAAACCGTTAATAAGCGGGACGTGGAGAAGGCCCGGAAGTGGCTTTTAAAGCATTTGATTGACCACGAAGAAAAGGCTAGTTTTATTGATAGTCTCTGGAGAACTGCCTTATTGCAACCTGATTGCATTCATGGTGACAAGAATTTTATGTTAGACATAGACACCAAAGAACTAGAGCATATTGCTGAAATTGAAAAGACGATTGCTCAAGAGAGTAATGGTTTGGTTTTAAAGAAAGTCGAAAGCCCAAAAGGGTGGCATTATATAACGGTACCCTTTGACACAAGAAAAGTTTGTGCGTTACCGTTTGTGACATTGCAACGAGACGGGTATTATTATATCAAAACAATCGGAGGAAAAGTTGAAAGTTAAAGTTTTAGGTGATCGAGTTCTTGTTCGTTTGACCGAGGCCGCTGAGAGTGTGACCAAGGGTGGTATTGTTATGCCCAGTAGCTTGAAAAAATCTGATTCCAAAGGGGTAGTGATTGGGATTGGGGCCGGGCGGTTGAATACTATGAACGCCACTGCAACACCTGTTAGGTGGCCTCTGGAAGTTAAGGTTGGCGATACAGTTGTGTTTGGCCCTACCTCCGGGGTTGATTTTGAAGTTAACGGGGAAAAGTTGAAAGTTCTGAGTGAATCAGAAATCTATGCAGTGATAGGAGAAGAATAATGTCTGAACCAGCACCTTTACAAAATTCAGCAAACTGGAGTAAACCACTTAGCCTCATTGTTCCGCTTGAGGTAATCATCATGGTGGACGACCCGAACAACCCGGCTTACAGGTCACTGGCTGAGGAAAAAGTATTGAAGCCTGTGCTCAATGAACTGCGGTCTGTCTGTACCAACTTTGACAAAAGTGGTAAACAGTTATTCATTAAATTTCGACCTACCATGAGTCTAACGGAATTCGAGACTCTGGTGGGGGCCAATAAATCAGCAGAGCCATCTAACGATCTGTTAGCACAGTTGCTGAAAAAAGTGAACGAGTTAGAAAAGAAGGTAAAATGAATCTTCTCGAAGTCGAACTGGAGAAGTTTCTTTCCCACAGGAAAACTCATGTATCTTTTCCTTCTGGCTTAACCGGAGTGATAGGGTTAAACGGGAGCGGAAAGTCGTCTTTGATTAAGGACGGGGTTACGTGGACGCTTTGGGGAGAATCACGGGCCTCTGGCTCCGGGGATGATCTGATTTCCGACGAGGAAGACTTCTGTTCAGGTATCGTTCGGTTTGAGTCCAGTGCCAAAAGGTACGAGGTTACACGCACTAGAACCCGTGGCAAAAAAACTACACTAAAGTTTGTTCGTTACGGTGCAGTCACAAGAGACATTGTTGATATGACTCGGCCACTTTTAAAGGATACTCAAGAAGAAATTAACAAAGTACTTGGAATGAACTACGAGGTTTTTAAAAATAGTTGTTGTATTGAACAAGGGAAGTCCAGTAGTTTTTCTGAACTGACTCCAAGCCAAGCCTCCAAAGTTCTACTTAAAATTTTACAGTTGGATAAATACGATCAGTATAACCGGGTTGTATCAGAAACCCTAAAATCTTTGGCCGGGGAACTTAGCACAGCCGAGGTTAGTACAGGGTATCTACAGGAAAAATTATCTACAGTGCAAAGTTCCGTGAGTGTTCGTACCGCTAAAGCAGATAAGCTAACCGCTTTGAGACAGTCTCTTGCCATTCTAGCTTTGGAATTATCAGGGGCAGAGGCATTGGAAAAACTTGTTACCGAAGCGCAAACGGAAACCAGTAAGAAGCTGATGGACATAACGTCTCAGATTGACTCTTTGGGAAATTCCCTTTTAAAGTTATCTAAGCAGTCCGGTTTGTTGAACAAAGTAAATGGGTCGTGCCCTTTGTGTGAAACGCATTTATTACCAGAGACTAAGGAGTTCGTTAAGAAAAAAGTTCAGGACGAGATTGACTCCTTAGCGTCTAAAATCGGAGACCTCGAAGTACAGAAAGTTTTTTTGAGTAATGATTTTACTGCCCGGCAGGAAGAAAAGAAATCTCTTAAAGTATCGGATAAGCAAACTGCACTAAAAGAAATGACCACCAGTATCTCTACGCTTGAGGGCGAATTGTCAGTGTTGGAAACTTCTCAGCTATCAGAGGAAACAGTATTGTCTGATTATACTGTGTCTAAGGATACACTAGACAGCTTGAAGCATAAACAGGCCGTTTACACTAAACTCCGTGAGGCTTTCGGGCCTAAAGGAATTCCTTTGTTGGTCATAGACAATACAATCAAAGAACTGGAAGTTTTAATAAATGACAATTTGAAAGTTTTGTCTGATATGACCTCTAAAGTAGAATTGGCGACTCAATATGAATCGTCTGATGGTAGCCTGATTGATACGTTTGAAATCAGCATCGTGACTAACCTGCAGAAGCGGCCCTATTTTAATTATAGTGGCGGTGAGAGGTTTATCATAGATTTGGCTATCAGGTTGGGATTGTCGGAATTGTTAGCCCGGCGTAATAATTTTAAAGTCGAGACTCTTATCATAGACGAGGGTTTAGGCAGTCTGGACGGGCTTAATCAAGTAAACTTCTTTACCGCTCTGACTCGGTTAGTAGGCCGATTCGAGAAGATTCTCGTTATCACGCATACGTCTGTAAAAGAGTACTTCAAGAATTTAATCGAAGTAAAAAACCAAGGAGGAATTTCAGTACTGGACAAACACGTGAATTCGTGCTATACTAGTATTGAGAGGTAAAACATGGCCAAACTTAGACCTACAAAAACGAAGTTGTTGGATGCACTCAAGAAGCATAACTGGGAAAAGCAATCTACAGCCCCAGTGTTCGGAGTGGATGAAAAGACCGTTCGTAGATGGTGTCTGCAGTACGGAATAGATACCGAATTTGAACGCAAGAAGACTATACTGGAATACGAGCCTGTTGTGGTTATTCCCAAGGCTCAAACATTCAAGACCTCTGTGGTCTCTGATGGTAAACTGGAACGAGCGTTTGTATTTTCTGATATGCAGATTCCATACCACAGTCCACAGGCTCTTAGCATTGCGTTACAACGGTGCCGGGATTATAAGCCCTCGCACGTGATTATTATTGGTGACTTTATGGACTACGCCCCCTTGTTGGGCAAGGCTAGTCAAAGGCACCCCATGCTAGTAACAGAAGAACTCAAGGCACTCGATTTGGAATTCATGTGTGCAAGCAAAGTTCTTTCAGAAATCGAAAGTGTGATTCCCAAAGGCTGTGTCAAGATTTTTATTAAAGGGAATCACGAAGACCGAGCCGACCAGATTATTTTAAAGCCAGACGGAGATTATTGGAGGAAACATATTGACATTGACCTCCGACTCGGATTGAGTCAGCGTGGTTGGAAAGTAATTCATTACAATGACAAAATTAAACTCGGTCATTTGAATTATACTCATGGTGCTTATTTTGACACTCACCATGCACAGCATCATGCCCGTGTGTACTGCGAGAACGTTATGTACGGGCATACACACCAAGTGCAAGTATTCACGATGCCGACCCCGGCTAGGGAATTGTCTTTCTGGTCTGCGTCCATCGGGTGCCTTGCAAATGTGAACCCTGAGTGGCAACGTGGGAAACCAAATGCTTGGGATCACGCTTGGGCCGAAGTGGATTATTTGGAGAATGGAGATTTCTTTCCTCATATCCACCGGATTATAAAAGGGAGGGTAATGGTGAATGGCAAGCTGTACAAAGCCTAAATCTTATGGAAAAACTTAAAGTGTATCTCATAGGTTCAATTCAAGACGCCAAAGACGGTGGGGTTGACTGGCGGGATAAGTTAACGAAGTCTTTGGTGGAATTTGGATTTGAAGTTCTTGACCCGTGCAAGTCAGAATGTAACCACAGTATTGCACCCACTATTGAAGAACAAAAAAAGAAACTGGAGAATTTGAAACGTGGCGGGGAATGGGAACGGTGGGACGACGTAATGGAAAAGATTCAACAGAGTGACATTGTTTGTGTGAATCAATCTAAGTTCGTTGTTGTGTTGTACGACCCAACAAAAAAGTTGGGTGGTACCATCGAAGAAGTCGTGGAAGCCCATCACAAGAAAGTTCCAATGTATGTGGTTAGCTATGCACCTTTCATTGAATTTAACGATTGGGTGTTGGCTAGGTTTCGGCAAAATTTCCGAGACGGTGGTAAAATTTTTCCGAACTTTAAACAACTTACCGACCACATCGAGGAAACTTATAAGGACTACATTAAGCAATCCAAGGCTCTCGCTAAAGAACAGGAACAAGCAAAAGAAGTTTCGGCAGTAATACCACAACCGGAAAAAACAAAATGATTAAAAAAAGCGTTTCAAGACGAGCCACTCCGGTAAAGGGAGTGGAGGTAGTAGAGGGGTCTAAAGTCTTCGGTCGAATTTTTACCAAAGACGGTAGAACCTTTACGCTTATAAAGGGCGACCGGGTTATTGTAATTCGGCGCAAAAGGATGGTTCAGCCAAAATGAAACGCTTATCATCGTGGATTCATTTACTTATTGCTACGGCATTGATATGTCTTCTCAATACTCATATCATAGAAGCACTTATTCTTCTTGTGATTATGTACGAAGTCGGTTTAGAGGTTCCGGGGTTTGATCGACTGTTCGAGTATAACGCCCGATTCGTAAAATTTCTTAGTAAGAAACTGGACAAGAAAGGTAAAAAGAATGGATAAAAAGGAAAAGGAAGATTGGCATGATATTTACAGGACTCAACATTGGCACTCCAGTCTTGATAACAGCGAAGTCGCTGACTTTCTTGGTGCGGATAAAAAGCGCATTTTTAGAGTCTATAAAGAATACCGTGGGAAATACTGGAAGAATATTATCGCTGTTTCCTTTGAAGACTTTCTTGCCGAGAACCAGTACACTAAAGTTGACCAATACGGAGTTGGAGATCAGGACTATTTCTTTCTTAAAAAAGAAGACATTGAACTCAAGCCGGGTGTGTTTAAGCGGTGTACGACCGAGGGTACTATCTTCTTGGAAGGTCATGGTCAAAAGTTTATTCTGGAGTTGGGTGACACTTTTCGTCGGGAAGACTTTTGGGAATTGACTTTGTTTTATCGGTCAGAGGCCGAAAAGGAAGCCCTGAAACTTTTAGAGGACTTGGAGGCTTTTGCTAAGGCCCATTCCTATCTAAAGGGTGCAAAAATAGAACCCAATCTTTCTCACATTCCTACTGATAGCCAGTACGACTGGAATTCTGTTATTCTTCCTGAGCTGACCAAAAAAGAAATTCAGCTTAACGTTGGAAATCTTATCAATGATTTACCGATCTATGAAAAAAATAACATTAAGTTTAAACGTGGGTTAATCCTTAAAGGTGTACCGGGAACTGGTAAGACACTGATTGGTAAGGTTATTTGTAATACAGCCCCGTGTACGTTTATTTGGGTGACTCCTGCGTACCTTGGAAATTCAGCCAGTGTGAAGTTTGTTTGTAACTTGGCTCGTGAGTTATCTCCTGCTGTTCTTTTCTTGGAAGACATTGACTTATATGGTGAAGATCGTAGGATGAACTCTAATGCCAATCTGCTTGGGGAACTGATGAACCAGTTAGACGGTCTGATTGAAAATCATTATGTAATTGTTATCGCAACCACTAACAAGGTGGACGAGATAGAATCGGCCCTCCGTAATCGGCCCGGACGGTTTGATCGTATTTTGGACGTACCTCCACCGGACTACGAAGGCAGAGTAAAAATGCTGGAACTGTACACTAAAAATTTTAAACTGAAAGGAGTAGAGATAGAAAGTATCGCAAAGAAGATTGATAAGTACACTGGTGCCCATGTTAGAGAACTTGTTACTACGGCGGTAATGGCGGCGATAGACGAAAAATCCTTAGACGAGGCCGGGATAGTAGTTTTAAAACCAGAGCACTTTGTTTCTAATATTGAAAAAGTTCGTAACAAAAAAATTGAACCCGTCATGGGATTTGGTAAGCCATCAAAAAATTTGAGCCTTGATGATGATGGCGAAGACCCTATAGACTAGGAAAGGTATATAAATAATGTCTAATATTACACAAGAAGAATACAATGTCTTATCCGTTCAGCAAAAGTTTAATCACTGGGTTTACGATCAGTTCGCTTATGGGGGAGTTAAGTATGCTTCAAATAGTAAGAAGGAAGGTACAGACGAACTTGTTGAGGATTTCGGATGGAACTGGTTATTCGGAACTCAGGCCAAATACGTAAAACGTTTTCGTAATACTCACCGTGAAAAAGACTTATTTAAAATTGCTACCTATTTTTTTATTGACTGGCTCAAACTTGGGTATCATCTATATCCGGGTGGAACCGCTTCGATAAAATGTACCACTGTTCCGGTTAAGTCAGAATTCTTTCCAGTTTTCTTGGAGCGTATTGACTCATTGGGTGGCACAAACTTTACTGATGGAGACCTCGTGCTTGATCGGCTTTACAACGTCTTCTTGGCCCTGCGTCTTGAACGTGACGAAGTTTTAGTACTCGAAGGATTCGCCCTTTGCGAAAATCTGTGGAGGATTTATCAGTTTGACCAGTTGCCACTGGATAGACATGAAACTGACACTTGGAACCGAGAAGACAAAAAATGAGCAAGAAAAAGAAAATTTACAATGTGGACTTCGACCAGATCGAGCGTCGGAGCTACAAGAGTCTTAATCCGTTCCAGAAGGAAGTCATTGATAAGATGATCGAAATGGGGCAGGAGGACGAGCCTCAACTGTCGGCCACCCAGTTGGCCAAGCTGGACTTGGTATTCGCCGCTATGGAGGAATTGACCGATCATCAGCGGAAGGCCATAAACCTCCTGTTCGGGATAAACGGGGAAGATCGGCATAATGAGCAGGAAGTGGCCAAAAAGCTGAAAATATCTCAGCAGGGCGTCCACGAATTAAAGAGCCGGGCTATAGAGGCCATCAAGAGAAAAGTCTCTTTAAACGAGACAGCTATAAAAAATATTAAAAAAAAGTCGTAATACCCCTTGTTTTTTTACCCGTTTGGGCACCTACTACTATGGAGAGACTGTTCTCCGGGCACTAATTGTGCCATTTATAACCAAAAACCATGCCTAAACCTAACAAACCTAACATAGAAGTGACGGATACGGGTAGCCTCAAGGCTATAAAGAAGGAGCCTACTACCACCTGCAACGCCCGGCTACGCTATTCAGACGGGTATTGTGACCGCCCTGCCGGGAAAGATACCTCCCATGACGGGTCGGGCCGCTGTAGCCTCCACGGGGGGAATAGCACGGGGAAACAGAAATCCTTCTTTTCAGCCACGGAGTTCTTGGGTGCCGGGGTCGAAGACAAGTCCATTTTGGACAAACTGCAGGCTATCTCCGAGGAAGACCCACAGGCTGTCTCTCAGATTGACAACGAAATCAACGTTCTACGGTCTTTATTTTATCGGTACATTAAAAAGTGCGAAACAGAAAACCGGATGCCTAATCCCGGCGACCTCACAAAATTTACCGGGTGTCTCGCAAAGATGCTCGAAATCAAAGCAAAAACAGATGAAAAGGTCAAGCCCAATCAGGTTGACCCAAACGTTTTCAGAGTCTACGTGAATATGATTAACAATATTCTAAAAAAACGGATCACTGATCCTATACTATTAAATCAAATCGCAGACGACTTAGAAAATTTGGGAACACCCGAAGATCACAATAATGACCAATCCAAATGAAGACCTTATTAAACAGGCTGGCAGGGCTGCCAGCCAAGGTCTACGAATTCAAGACGATGTTTGGGAAGAAATTCCTGTAACAGCAAAAGAGTTCTTTGAAAAGTTTTTGCATGAACCATGCTATCCAGAGCAACAAAAGTTTGTTGATGCGGCACTTGGAACTGACCCATTAATTTGGGATCGGAACTTTCCCGAACTTTTGGCCCTCATTGGAAAAGGTGGAGGCAAAGATAGAACGATTTCTAAAATTCTATGCTTCTGTGTTTACAAATTGATGTGTATGAGAAACCCACAAAAAATGTTGGGTATCAATGACAACGATTTGGGAAGCCCGGAATCAGCGATTGATATTGGAAACGTTTCATTGAATGCCCGTCTTGCCAAGGACGTGTTTTTCAAAAACTTTTTGGCAATGATTCGTGCCACCAGAAATCCCAAGACCAATAAAAATTGGTTTGAAGAACATGGCGTCGATCTTAAAAAAGATATTTTAGCCAACTCTATTCGATTTCCAAAAGCGATTACAGCTTACTCATTGGATAGCGAAGAATACACTGGTGAAGGTCTTAACCTTTGCATTGTGGTGTTTGACGAAGTTGGAGGGTTTGAACCAGCGAAGGCCAGCACACTTTATACGGCTCTCGTATCAACTCAAAAAACCCGATTCGGTGATCGAAGAAAAACTTTGCTGTTGTCATATAAACGTGACGACAACGATTTTATGATGATTCGGTATCAGCAAGCCGAAAAGGAACCCCGAACGTTTAGAGTTCGGGCTGCTACTTGGGTTTGGAATCCTAAGAGAAGTAAAGCCGATTTTGCCGACGATTACATAAAGAATCCAGAAGAATCAAAGCGCATTTATGAATGCGAAGGGTCAACGGCAGCGGAAGGCTACTTCAAATATAAATCTCGTATCAAAGACAGTATCAATCCAAATCGTACAAATCCAATAGTTGGCGACTTGATTTGGACTAACGCCCCATTAGAATTAAAATTTAAAGATTTTTTTGTTCCAATTAAGAATCAGCCTTATTTTGTCCACGTTGACTTGGCCAAAGGTAAGGAATCAGGTGACTACCTCGGATTTGCTCTTGGTCACTTTGTAAGAAACCAAAACGTAAAGTTAAGCGAGTCTTACATTCAAGAGTTAACCAAAGTAGAAGGTTTTACGATGGCCCATTTGACGGGCCTGAAACAAACATCAGTTATCATTGATTTAGTTCTCCAAGTCCGTGCCAGACCCGGACAAGAAATCGTTTTCGATGAAATCCGACAATTTATACAAGGACTACAAAAAGTTGGGTTTAATATCAAAATGGTTACTTATGACGGTTGGCAATCGGTCGATTCCATACAGATTTTAAATAAATCAGGAATCACAACAGAACTACAATCGGTTGACCGTAACACAGAAGCCTATGACACACTCAAAGAGCAGGTCTACAAGGGCCTCTTAGACATTTACGATCATCCAGTATACGTTAGAGAATGCGAAGAATTAATTCGGACGCCAAACAGCAAAGTTGACCATCCAGAATTGTCCTACAGACGATCAATCGAAGAAGGACGCATGGAGGGTTCAAAGGACGTTTCAGATGCTGTGGCAGGCTGTGTTAACAACTGTATTAAAAATGCGAAGGCATCTTTTAGTGCGGGTGTGGCAGGGGCCAGCCGGGTAAACAACGAAGGAGTTAGACGCAATCCTGCTGACGACGAACGTGATAAACTAACCTTTTACGGGAGGAGACCCTGATATGTGGTGTGACTGGTGTGATAATATTTCTTATTCAGTTCAGAGTACCATTAGAATTACCAAAGATGGTAGAGAAATTCTTATTCGGTACTGCGGGAATTGCCTGCATAAATCCGAAACGGAATACCGTAAGGGCACTACAGTTAGTATAAGAACTCAGGGAAAAAACCAAAATGGGTAAAAAATTTATTATAAAAGATGGTAAACAAACAGAAATTTCTGACGAGTCGGCATTGGCTGAGGTTATGAGAAAAGCCAATAGCACGACTCCTATTTCTTTTGGTCAGGTCGTGGAATATACGGTCGGCGAAGAAAAACGAATTGGTAAGATTACCGGGGCCGATAAAGAAGGCAATATTAAAATTGCCAAAGTGTCGAATCATTCACGGGCGGGATTTCAATTTTCTTGCACAGAGAGTGACATTGTTCCCAAGGAAAATATTGTAAGGCGGCTTCCATAATGAATAAAGTAAGTATCGACGCCCTGAGAAATCTTATGGGTGAAGTGAACCGGAGAAAAATGCCAGCGTCCGATTTGGACGTTAAGGTTATTACAGACAAGTTCTCTCCTCCTTTTAAGGGCGACGAACCTGCACCGAAGGACTATAACTATCCTTCTCAGTTATCCGGTGTCAAAAACGATAAAAAACAGCAGGTCAATCTTAGCGGAAGCACAAACGGCCAAAGCCAGTTTGGTGGAACCAGTGGCTCATTCGGTTCACCAACGGGCGGGTCATACGCCACATAATGATATGTCTGAATATTGCAATATTTCTGAGTTACTTGTCAACCCGTACAACAGAGACGTTAACCGGGAAAAAGTCGAATCTATTAAACAAGCTATAAAAGATTCCGGTGAAATACGGCCTCTGACTTACGCCGAGGTTGACCACGATGGAAAACCGGGAAAGATGATTACTGATGGACACCATCGGTATCATGCCTTAAAAGAAATGGGATACAAAGACGTTCCTATTATAATGCAGGATGAACGGGGAATTGAAACGAAAGCCCCGGCTGCAGAAGTTGAAAAAGCGTGGTTCGGTGATCCAGAGGGCCATGCACGGGCGGCTGCACTTAGAGGAGCCAGTTCCGGGCCAGAGGCAGAAGAAGCAAAGGCTCCCCGGCCAGTGGCTTCATCTAAAGAAGAAAATACCCATCTTGTCCGAAATGCAGCGATTGTCGTGGCACTCGGAGTTGGAGCAGTTGCGTTAGCTCACCCGGCCACAAGACGGTTACTTCGTGGTGCAATCGAAGGATTGTATACAACGGGCAAAGGTAAAGTTGGCCCCGAAGCAAAAAAATTATTCGGTATGACCATGACCGCCAATCCAGCAACTATTAAAGCGGCACAGGCATATACCAAAAAGGCTGGTCTTGAGGTTTACACAAAAACCAAACCAGCAGTTATAGATTCAGCGTTACACACTCGTATGGCTGAGGCTTACGGGTCTATGAAGAATAACCCGGCTGACCCGAAAGTTATTGAAGCGTATCGGGCATTCGGAAAAGAAGTAGACGCACAATTTAAGCACCTTCCAGTTAAGGTGCAGTTTACAAAAGTTGATCCCTACAAAACGTCGGAAGAAATGATGAACGACGTTAGAAAAAACGGGGTATTAAAAGTTTTTACCGGAGGAGGAGAACACCCTTTCCTCGGAGCAAAAGATGCAGACGGAATTTCTTTAAATGACAAATTCCGGGCAATCCATGATTACTTCGGCCATGACGCCGGGGGATTCGGATTCTCTCACGCAGGTGAAGAAAATGCTTTCGTGAGTCACAGTAAAATGTTTAGTCCTTTAGCACAGAGGGCACTGGCAACTGAAACCCGTGGGCAGACCGCTTGGTTTCGTATGTCAAAAGAAAACGCTGGACTTCCGATTGGCCAGAGGAAGTTTCCAGAACAGAAAGCTGGACTTTTACCAGAGGAATTCTGGCCAGAATCAGCCCGGTCAAACAGATTTAGTCCACACGAAATGGATAAGAAGTATGGCAAGGCCATTGATTTCGTTGCGGATAAAATCAAAGAAGGTGGTTCAACTCTTTCTTTAAAAGGGGAACCCCCAACGGAACGATTCGGATTATCTCCGTATAAGCACCGGGAACAAGTAGCCGATCCTAAAGAAGTTGATCGAGCGAAAGTTGCAAATTACGTTCATCAGAATCAAGATGCACTTCACACACCCGGTCATTATATAGGAAGCTGGACAGACCCGGAGACCAACAAACATTATTTGGACGTTTCAGTTGGTGTCCCGACTAAAGATGAAGCTGAACGATTGGCCAGAGAAAATAATCAAGTAGCATACTACGATTCTAAAGAAGGCAAAACAATCTATATGGATAAAACAGAAAAAGACGCTGCGTCAGGCGCAGTAAAGCCTAGAGAAAAAGGCAAAACATTTTTAAACAAAGCCGAACTTTTAGATGCTATTAAGGGTATGGCTAAAACTTACATTGAAACAACTGAGCCTATTGGTAAGGCTATTACTCGTCCGAAACAGAATGTACGAGTAAAGCAACCTAATCCTACGACTGCCCAAGCTAACACCGGGGAAGATCAGGATAAAATCAATTCTATTAATGATGAACTGGCCGCTATGCTGGCCGGGCTACAACAGATGGAAGCGTCTGCTCGTCAGCAAGGACTTTTGACAGAAGACGAAATCGGAAATATTATACTTCCCCTTCGGGACAATATTAACGGGTTGCTTTCAGCTATGCAACCATCAGACGATTTCCATGAAGGTGGAGACGCTCTTGGCCATGAAGAAAATACATGGACTCCGAGTGGTGGCGGTTCTTCTCAAGTGGAAGGACAAGAAGAAGTAGACCCCGAAGCCGAAGCAGTGCCAGAGGAAGAAGTTTCAGAAGACGGAAACGTTCCTTCTGAGTCAGACCCGGAGGAAGAAGAATCTCCTAAATCCCGGTCTAAAAAAAAGCCTGAACCCGGCCCGAAACGTCAGGTCGGAACAGCCGAACGTTCCTTAGAACACCCGGCAGAAAGTTTTGAAGAAAAGTCTACTCCATCTGGCGACGTTGAAAAAGCAATCTCTATCCCCGGTCTACCTACTATTGGCGGGGGCAAAGGATTTCATGGTGATCCCGAACGCCACGCAGACGCCGCTCGTGCCCGTTGGCAGCGAGAGGGAGTTCCTCCGGGTGGTAAACAAAAAGAAAAAAAACCACGTCAGCAATCAGCCCAAGTGGATGATCGAAAACAAATTCCGGGTATCGTTCGTGATACTGCAGAAAAAACGGTTCGCAACGCAGCCCATACTTTTGCCCGTGGCTTGGGTAACACAGTTGGTGAACTCGGCTGGAGAGCAGCCGCAACGGTGTTTACTATTATCGCTTACAGGTATCTTTCAGGTGAATCAACTCAGGTTCGGGATTTAGCCCGGCTTGGTGTTGGTGGTGTTAAAGCCGCTTTACAAAGAAGTTTTCAGTTGAGACGCATTGATAATCTATCAAGAGCAAATAAAATGGCCCGTCTAGTACGTGCTTGGGCCGAGAAAAAATAAGGGTAGAGAAACACTCTACTACTTCAAAAAAAGGTGAGTATAAATAAAATGGAAGACAATAAGGATTTTCAGAAAAAATTAGACGTGATTCTCGAAAAACGAAGAAATTGCGTACAGTTGACAAACGAGGAAGAAGCGTTTGCACAGGAAACTATTAACAAGTTGCTGGATGGTAAGAAATGTGTGAGAAAAACTGTTGAATCTACGACAGGCGAGCAACTCCGCAAAGGGGCCTTTGAAGGTGATTTTAAGTCCAAGGCCAATGTGAAAGAAAGAACTAATGTTACCCCTGACCCGGCTAATACCCCGGCTCCGATTCGGAACGCAAACATTTCCGATCATAAAGAGGAGTCTATGCCCTTTGAAAATACATCGGGCAAAGTGAAGGCAGAGTATCTCAAAGGGGATAATTCCGATACCGATAACAAACCTTTTGAGCAGGTCAACTACGAAGAAGATCGTGTTGGCCGTTATACCGAGCATGGTAATCCAAAGGACTCCATTAAGGTAAAAGACGTGGTTGTAAAGTCTATGCCTAGTGGGAAAAAGGTTATTGGAATCGTGGTCAAAGTTTATGAACCCAAAGGTGGCCAACAGGCCCTTATGGTGAAATGGGCAACGGGGCAGTTCGAGCACGTGAATGCCCGTAGCGTCGAAATCTTGAAAGGTCAGAAATCTGACAAGGCGATCAAAGAGGAAGACCGCAAGGCGTCTCCTCCGATTACCGAAGCTAAGAAAGCTGTTGGTACTGAGTCTTTTAATTTCAAACCTAATGAGCCTGTCAAGGTTCCTGCTGGTGGCCCGTCAGACGTACCTGCAGTAAAAGAAAGGGCACCAGCCGTTAGCGTGAAGAAAGATTCATTTCCTTCGGAACCTCCGCAGGAATGGCTTGATGGTGTTGTTGAAACCATGAAATCTCTTAGTGATCTTTCCGAGGAAGAAATTATTCCTATGGCAAAGGCCGCTTGGGAAGAAGTTTTGAAGGCTCAGGGTTCTGATACAGAGAAAGCAGGCTATCCTATGAGTAGTTCTAAGATTCCTGCGAAGCCTACCACTACTGAAATGAAAGCCCCGGCTGGCGTGAACACTACAGAAGTGAGAACTCAAAAGGGTAAGAACTAAGTAACAATGGCAAAAAAGAAGAAAGTTAAAAAACTTCCAGTAATGCAGGAAAGCACATGGACTATTACTTCGCCTAAGCGAGTAAAGCCAGTCGTGACGTTTACGGCTAGTACAAATACTTTGTCCACTTTGATTCCTAGTTACGGAAAATTTCTTCAATCGGGAAAGAAATCAAATGGACTTAGGAAATCTTCTAAAAAACGAAAATCTTAAAAAATTTGTCGAATTTTTGACTCCCCTGTGGCTTACTATGACACCGGAGCAGAAACGACAATTTATTATAGAATTAGCCGAAGCTGTAGCACGTGGTGCAGCGGAAGGCGTAATTCGAGGGGCTAAAGAAAAACAATGAGTCTTGATTTTAGACAGACCAATTCTGAGTCAACAACAAAGTATTTTTTATATTTAAAGGTCGGACAAATCGCAAAGAGTATTTTTGTAAAGCACCCAATTCTGAGTGCTTTATCTCTTTTTCTGGCTTACAGACTTTTGAAACGGGCAGGGGTTGATTTTGCTGATTTAAAGAAACTCGGTGGTAAACTTATTCAGACTCACAGACGTATTAATGCCTTGGTGGTGGAGTTCAAAACAACTTTGACTCCAGAGCAACTACAATGGATTAAAGACAGACTTCATGTGGATATTGAGCCAGTGAAACAAGTGACAGCGTGTATGGATATTGCTGTTACCCAAACCGGAGTCAAATCAGTTTGGAATGATCTTGGACTTTACGGCGAAGGTATTAAAGTGGCCGTGGTAGACACGGGTATTAATGATAGCCACCCTGATCTTAAAGGTCGAGTGTTGGCACGGCAGAATTTTACACAGGATGCAATGCTATCCGTTAAAACACAAAGCAATTTTTTAGATGGTATTTTTAAATTCATTCAAGACCTTTTTGGCAGTAAGGTGGAACAACCGTCCAAATTAGACCCGGTTGGCCACGGAACACATTGTGCAGGCATCATCGGGGGTAATGGTTCTAAGTATACGGGAGTTGCCCCTAAAGTTGTTTTTCTTGATGCACGAGTTCTGAACAATAAAGGTCAAGGCAGTACCGATTCAGTAATCCAAGGAATGTCATGGGCGGCTAGTCAAGGTGCCGATGTTATATCTATGAGTCTTGGAGGGCCGGGTGATTCCGATGATGCAATCTCCAGAGAAGCAAACGCACTGGCGAAAGACGGAGTTGTTGTAGTGGTGGCCGCAGGAAATGAAGGCCCACGAAATGGAACGATTGGTTCTCCGGGTGCCGCAGAGCACGTTATTACAGTAGCCTCAGTCGATCATGGGAACGCCTTGGTCAACTATAGTTCGAGAGGCCCGGTACTTGACAAGAATTCCAAAAGAGATTTAAACAAGCCTGATATTTGTGCTCCCGGTGGTGGAGTTTCCAGTGGCTCGTGTCCGTATGCTCCCGGTATTGTTGCAACGAAAAGTGCAGACACACCGGATAATGCGTGTACGGTAAAAGAAGGTTCTGTGTCATATCAAAAAATGAGTGGCACGTCGATGGCTACTCCTCATGTTGCGGGTGCCTGTGCTCTAATTTTAGAGGCGGCGAGACTCGATAAGTCTGTAAAAAATAAATGCGAACTTGTAAAGAACGCAATTAAAGAAACAGCAAAGAAAATGTCATATAACAAAGATGAACAGGGAGCCGGGTTACTTGACGTAGTTGCGGCTATCAAAAAGCTAAAGTAATAGGAGAGATTTGATGTATAAATACAGAGCAATAGTTACAGAGGTCGTGGATGAAGAAACTATGGCAGTGGCCATAGATTTAGGATTTGGAGTCGTAGTCAACCAAAAAGTAAAGATGGCCGGGATTGACTCGATTGAATTGAAAGACAAGAGGAACAAAGAGAAGACCGATAAATTCCTCGCCCACGTTAAAGAAAATTTACTTAATAAAGAAGTGTCAATCAAATCTCTTAAAGCGGAAAAGTCTGGTCGTTACTTGGCATTCTTCTATTTAGAAGGTCAACAGAAATCATATAATGATACACTTGTGGAACTCGGTCTTGTTAAAGGGTACGTTAAGAAACCAACCGGGGAAACAAAGTAAATGGTACGCTGTCGGGTTTGCAAGGATTTTATGGAAGCCAACAGCGAAGACGTAGAACAAGTAGGGCACGACGCAGAAACAGTAGAATGGAAACACAAGACTTGCAAAGAGAGCAATAATGATAATCGCACTTGAGCTAGATGGAATGATTTGTACACCTATATCGAATCCTTTTGCTTTACAGGACGTGAGTTCGTGTGTACTACTTCCCGGTGCTAAAGAAGCCCTTGACAGATTAAAAAGTTTAGGTCACGTTATTTTTATTTATAGCCACAGAGATACCAGCTTATGTCAAGAATCTGAAAGATGGCTTCAACGTAACAAAGTTCATTACGACCGAATTCAGTTGGGCAAACCGATGTACGATATAGTTCTGGATTCACAGTCCCAAAGACTTACCTCTTGGGATGAATTCTTTGAATCCAATAAGTACAGAATTTCAAATTCCAGATAAGAAGGCTTGGTATGAGTTTCGATCACTTACAAAAACAGGTAGATACAGTAAAAAAAGAAGTCGCAGATTTAGGTAAGGTAGTCGCAAATATTAATTTGCACGTTACTAACCATCTTCCACACCAGATTGCCGAACAAAACGAAACTCTCAAAAAACTTGAGGCTCGGCTGACTCCGGTAGAAACCAAATACACCAAACTGTTGGGTGTGTCAGAATTCTTTTCTTTAGTCCTAAAGGCTGCAACAGCAGTTGCCGCTGTTACATGGACTGCTTTACAAATTATACGGTCACTTCATTAATATGTCCATTTATTCTAAACTTGATTTAGTGGAAAAGTTAAGAGATTTAAGTGGGCGGTTACACTGTCTTAACAAGGAAATTTCAACTATCCCGGTGTCTGGTGTATCTTTAACACGAGAGGACTTGGGGATTAGACGCAATAATAAAAAAACAGTACATGGCCAAAAACATGAGCAACCTATCAATACTAATCGGATTACTCCTCCGTCTGGAACGGGTAGCGGCGAGGCTCCTAGCCTTCCCGGAAGTTTCTATTCGGGACTATAAGACTCACTGGAGATTCCAGTGATGGGCTTTTTAAAAAATATACTAAGGTGGTTGATTTCAATGTTTGATCCATACGGCAATCCTTTTAAATCTTTTAATAAATACCCTTTGGAACTTAGAGAGATTACAGAGAAGATTACTTCTGGTAAACCTCCTATTACGTGGGATGATATTCTGGATTTTTTTCTTGGCCTTGAGAAAATGGAAAAACGGGCCAAGCGAGTTGCTCCTAAGAAGAAAAGTCCTAAAAAAGAACGTAAGCGGCTCATTAAAAAGTAATGGACTCCTTCGAGAAAAAGATACGTGCAGCACTTGACAGAGAAGCCAAGTTACTGGGGGTTAGTGACTACTCGTTTCATCTTAAAGTCAAGAAAAACCGGAAGCCATCCGACAAGTACGATACCTATGGCTCCGTTATGATAGACGAAGAAAGCCGAGAAGTAGTTCTTAGCCTAAACAAAAAACTTCTCCAGAAACAGCCAAAGGAAGTTATCAGTACGGTGGTACATGAGTTACTTCACGTTCGGCTTTCAGAACTACTTACTTTAATGGAAGACATTTTAAAATTGTACGTGAAGGATAAGAAGGCTAAAAAAGCCTATACCGATCAGATCGAACGGCTAGAACATAAAATTATCGTTGCAGTAACTGAGGCTATAATTAAACATGGGAAATAAATTCACTGACTTTCTATCAAAGGCATTTAGAGTAGACCCTGACCGTCCTATTCCTGCACCAAGGAAGGGTATGTTCAATTTTATTAATACCACGATTAATAAAAAACAGCAACGCCAGTTTGTACTGAATAGTGCAACTCTTGGTAAGTTGGCCAATACCGATCCTATTACGTGGGCCATTCGTAGAACTATTAAGGGATATATAAGTGGTATTCCGTGGGATATTGTTCCTGACACTGATAAGATCGAAAGTGAACTTGATCGGTGGGAAGACATGGTAATTGCTTACATCAATCCATACGGATTTGACGCCCCGGAGTTTACTTCTAAGATTCTTGATAAAGATTTATTCGAGGAGATCAGTTCCAAACTGGATACTATTCTTGAAGATATGTCTATCAACGATGCTGATAAAAGAGATCGGGTTCGTTGGTTATTTAAGACGACTATTAAGAAAGTCAAGGACGTAGCCGAATCCCATAAACACGAAGTCAAGTGTATTTTTGAACACCCAAATAACGCCGAGACTTCTTTTCGTGTTTTATTGGAACTTCTATTAGATGATATTCTTATTTATGATTCAGCGGCTTTAGTAAAGAATTATAATTATTATGGGAAACTCGCTGAATTATACACCCTTCCCGGACAAGAGATTAAGATTTATCGTAATGAAGACGGTACCATGCCTAATCCCCCGGAGTCGGCGTATGCGTGGGAAGACAAGGGCGTTCTTAGAGCAGAGTTCGGTAATGATGAAATGCTCTATATCATGCAAAATCCTCAGCACAGTGGCTATGGATTATCTCCTCTTGAAGTTGCGGCCTACATTATTACAGCCAGTTTGTACGCTGACGAGTATAATATTGACTACTTCAAACACTCAAATGTTCCACCGGGGGTTATGAATCTCGGTGAACAAGTAACCGAAGATCAACGTCTGCTGTTCCAGAAAATGTGGGAACAGGAAGTTCAAGGCCGTGGTGGTTTACAGAAGATCGTGTTTGCAGCCGGGTCTGACAAAATGCAGTTTATTCCAATGCGAGTTCAGACCAATCGAGATATGCAGATGATGGAATATCTCAAATGGACAACAGCTATTAAGTGTGCCTGTTACGGGATTTCTCCACAGGACATTGGCTTTGTTCTTGATTTCCACCGGACGACCGCAGAGGTTCAGGAAAAACTTTCCCGTACCCGTGGCGTCAACAATCTTTTAAATTTATTGCAATCCTATTTTAATGAAGAAATCGTGAAGGCTGAGTTTCCGTTCCAAGACGTAAAGTTTGCATGGGAACTGGATGAAAGCAAAGACAGCATTCAGCAGGCACAGATTGATAACATTGACTTGCAGTCTGGTGTTATGTCGATCAATGAGAGACGTAAAGCCCGTGGTATGAAACCTATCGAGGGTGGCGACGAATACGTTATAAAGGCACCCGGTACCAATATGACCCCGGTAAGTGATCTTGCAAAATTAAATGACGCCCGGATAGACGATGAAGTTCAGCCGGGAATCGGACAGCCCAAAGCAGCCGATCCTTTAGACCCTATGGGATTCGGTGGCGGTATACCCGGCGCAGAAGGCGAATTAACAGTTGACGGTGAACCCGGTCGGCCTACTACTGATGAAGCACAGGAAAGTGGAGATTTGAATTTGAAAGTCAATAAAAATAAATCTCTCAAAGAGCAAGAAGCCCTTCTCAACAAGACCATCGAGACTTTAAAAAAGCAAGGGATTAACGCAACTCTGAAAATAGGATTTGAGAATGAAAAGACTTCCTAAGCTGCTGTGTTGGTCGCTTTTGATTTTTCTTCCGTTTTACGGACTTGCAGGATACCTTAACCCGTGGCAGTGGTTTAGACTCGATCTTTCCCAACTAGACTTAACAAGTACCGAAAAGCAGGAAAGTTACCACGTGATTGGTTACGGTGTAGACATTGAGAGAGCCGAAACCTTTTATGTCAATCTGAGAACGATGCTCGGTGCTACATACGTAAATCGCAAAGTTTACATTTACAGGGCCAATCCTCAGTATGGTGACGGTCAGATCGGTGAAGAACCGTTTAATGGACTTCGGTATTACGGAGCGTATAAACAAGACGTTATTACTGGGCGAGACGTAATTGTTTATAATGGTACTGATGAAACGCTGGTTCACGAATTAGTTCACTTTTTTTACAACCACATGAAACGTGCCCACGCAGACGAGGTTTTTGCTTATCTTACTACAGCCTATGTTCAGGTAGTAGATCAACAGGCTAAGTTCATAGAAATTATAAAATTATTGGCCATGATTAAAAGTACACCAAAGGAAGTTACGAATGTTTAACGGACTAAAAAACTTATTTAAAAAGAAGAAAGTTAAAAAGGCTGTACCTTTTAAGTCTGCAGACGTATCTATGCAGGCTCCTCCAGCTACCTACGTTAGCAAAAGAGTTAAAGCTATTCCTTACGATGAAAACAATCGTCGAATGTCCATTTTATTTGTTCCAGTTATGTCGTCTGGCGAAATTGTAGACTATTTACCAGTAGCAGCTACCGATAATGGTGACGGTACCGCTTCTATTAAAATTGATACTGAACTAAATCTTTCTGGTGTAGAAGTAAACAATGTTCGTATAGGGTCTTCCAATTCTCAGGCCAGTGCGAATAAGTTTATAAAAGTGGACAATGACGGGGCCGTATTTATAACCG